GGACCACCTGTAGAACACCTCCTCCAACAAGGTGCCCCTGGCGATCTGCGCATCTATCCTCAAGGAAATTATTTGCTAATTGGCGAACTCCCCAAGGAAAAGACTGTGGCTTCACCACTAAAGTCTGACTTGCGCATGTCTCCAATATGCGACAAGCTTTTTATTCATACCACCGAACCCGCTCCATTGAACTGGCCCGACAGACGAGTAAAATCGAATGAACGACCACTTCTTAAAGCCCTTGACAAATTTGGCGGTACAGTCCCCGTCTGGGACGTTGATCTCCGCAAACGCGTGCAAATGCATCGTGCTCGCGTGTATATTCGAGAATCCCAAAACTACGCTGGACCCACCAGAATTTTGACCATCCAGGAAGCAATTAATGGAATTGAAGGATACCTCGACCCAATCAAAATGGACACCGCGACTGGCTACCCTTTCAACTACCAAAAACCTATCGGAGAAAGTGGACGTCGTTGGCTCTTCGATGTAGAAGAACGCGATGGAAAGGACTATTTCACCCCGAAAGAACTCCTCCAAACTGAATTGAACAAGATCCTGGAAGTAGCACATTCTGAAGGATGGTGCTACAACAACTTCTACCTCGACTGGGAAAAGGACGAACGCCTTCCCCTGAATAAAATTCGCGACGGAAAAGTGCGACTCTTCAACATCCATAACATCGCATGGCTTATCGTAACCCGAATGTACTTCGGTGCATGGATGGCCTTCATGCTATGGGCACGCACTAAAATTCGATCAACCCTTGGAATGGATATGCACGGCTATGAACCCACCCACCTCATCGATTTACTCTCCGAAGTTGGAAACAACTTCCACGACGGCGATATTAAGCGATGGGACGGTGAATTTGACCCTGAACGCTGGGCAATGTGCGTATATGTCGTCAAAATGTGGCTCCTACATCATCGCGGCCTTCCTGTGGAAGAAATCCGTCGATTCAACGTAATAGGAGAAAACGCCTCCTGGCGAATCCACATCTGCGGACGTTGCGTATACGTTGCATTCTCTGGCATGCCCTCTGGACACGGACTAACTGCTCCTTTCAACACCGAAGGACACATCGTAACTGCGTACATGCTTTACATCGAATTGGCATACGAACACTCCCCAGAAGAAGCATCGTGCGACTCTTACGAAGAGAATACGCGCGAAACCAAACATGGCGATGACACAATCGGCAACTGCACCGACCATGTAAAACCCTGGTATAATCCCGGTAACATCCAAGGCGCTTTCGCTAAACACGGAATTGCCTATGTTCCTCCCACAAAACAACTTGATGGGGATGACGTGTTCTTCAAGAACCTTGGCGAAGTACAGTACTTGAAATGCACTTTTCGACGAGACGCCCGCTCTCCAAGCCATATTCACATGTGTATGTCTGAAGAGATGACTATCAACGAACTGTGCAACTGGTACCGAAAAGGCCAGCCTCTTGAGACCGCCATCATGCAGAACCTGGACCAAATGCAACTCTTCTCCTACCATCACGGAAAAGAATTTTATGACCGGAAAACAAAATTAGTCAATGGCGAATTGACGAAAAGGAACTTACCACTCCTCATGACCACGTACGAAGAAAGAGACGCGGAATGGCTACGAAAATGTAACCTTCCACGCGAGTACGTGCTGCTGAATGAAGATCTAATCTGACAATCCTCACGGACTCAGACAAAATCTCCAAACGGCTGTCACTCCTTCGCCCACCCTTTATCTTATTAAATTAATACCTAATAAGTGCTCACTCTTTCTGACATGAGATAGAAGTAGCGCGCGACATTGCTATATGATTTTAACGTTCCACTTAAGAACCCGGAGTTACTGTCATGGCTTTCGAACGGTGAATACTCATGCCCCTTCTCGAGCATTATTCGACTATTCTTTTGCATAAATCAAAA